AGCCAGCTGGGTAATTGCTTTGCCGGCGATGTCTTTGGCGCCTGTACCCGTGGCATCCGTTGCTTGTTGAAGCTTCGCATCTACGGTACTGCCATTAGCCATGGCACCAGTCTCAATCACAGCCAACAGCGTATGGTGCGCATTCAAAGCCACCCAAGCACTGGCTGCGACACCAGCCGCCTGATTACTTGGATCAATACTGGCAAGGACTGCCAGTCGTTCACTACCTTTTGCGTTGGGAAACATACAAATCTCCTTGAAATGGTGGGCTAGTTAGCGAGCGCCAAGTTGAACAAAGGGCGACATCGACGCGCTGCCTTTGGCAGGAGAGATGGGCGCTGCAATCTTGGATTGGCCATCCATGCGGAAGGTGGTCCTAAAGGCCGTCAAATCCGCATCGAAGTACAGATGCATGGAGGTCGCCGTTTGTATCCCCCCCGCTTTGGTGATGGTTTGGTAGTAGGAAAGGTCAGCCAGTAGCACATCGCCTTGTCCGGAGAAGGTGTTGGCATGTTGAGAAACAAAGACCGGTCGACCCAGGAGGCTGCCGTAAGGCGAGATTTGAATGCCACCGACTGAAAGACCTGTGGGCAAATAGATCGGATAGTTACCCAACGTGAGTGTGAAGAGTGCCGGCAGCACATCGTTATTCACAATCCAGACCGCCTTGCCGAAACTGCCTGGTGGCAGACGCGAGATCATCTTGGCGAGGTTCTGTGGCAAAAGCGTTTGCGTTGCCTGGTTCTGCTCTTTGGCGACGGTGACAGTTGTGCTGTTGGTCATACAACCGACCGGCACACCGGTGCCCGAGCCAAAGAGAATCGACTCGTTGGTCTTCCAACGAATGGATGTGGCAATTTTTTCAGGTAGGTAGGTGGAGAGTGCGTTGGTGTCATCCAGCAGCTCGTCTGTTACGGGAACTAACGCCATCAATTTTTTAAGGCGTAGGGTAGAGAGTCCCAACACCGGCTTGGTGCTGACTGCCGGTGTAGCTTCACCTTGCCAGTAAGCGCGAATGCCGTTGCTGCCCCAAGGTGTCGTTTCATCTTTGGGAAATGCCATCGTGTTGCCGGTGATCTCGACGTTGTCCGTCATGGGCAGCAGAGAATCTTCGCCCAAGGAGAGCTGGAAGATTTCACGAGCAAACTGTGGTGGCACCAGAAAGCCGCCATCTTGTGCGGAGCCTTCGTTACCAAAGTTGGTCGGAACCGCAGCACCTCGGCCGGAGCCAATCAAGAGTCGCTCATCAATCGTGCTGCCGGGCTTTTGCGCCTGGCAGACGGTTTTCAGAAATTCGCCAACACTGTGAAATCCATGGGTTGGATTGCCTTCACGGTTGTCCGTAATGGAAATAATGGCTGAGGGGGTAATCGGCGCTGAATAAGCGACGTGCGCCATCTGCGCCTCTTCGGCAATCAAAGCCGCTTCGCGGTCGATTGCACCAGACGTCGCCTCGATTTTCGATTTCAGCGCATTAAAGGCAGACAATTCCTCATCGGTCATGTCACGCTCTTCTGCAGCAGCGATATCAGTCAGGGTGCGTGCATCCTTGACCAGGTTGGCTTTGCGAGACTGAAGCTCGCGCAATTTATTGCTCATTAGGTCTCTCCAGAAATAAAAAAGCCACCCGCGTAGGGGTGGCGATTAGGGTGCGACCTATGGGTCGCGAGGATTGCGGCGCTCATCGGAGCGCATTAAGTTAAACTTAATTTTTACATAAGGGCGATCGCATCACGTGCATGTTGAAGACGTGGGACATGCGTAGATCTCAACGGGGTTGTAGTGCGTGCCTGCTTTTGCATTTTGAGCAGTACTTGATCAAAGCTGGCAACGCTATCGACCATTCCTTGTTTCACAGCAGCGTCAGCGCCTAGCACGCGACCTTGTCCCATGCCCGAGATAACGTCAGAGACCGATACGTTTCTGCCCTTGGCAACCGATTGCGCAAACGCCTGGTAGTAGTCCTCCACCCGAGATTGCATGAACGCTTGTGCCTCGGGATCCAGTGGGCCGTAAGGATTGCCTTCTACCTTATAAGTGCCGGCGGAGATCAGCGTTGTCTTGATACCGGCGTCATCAAACGCCTTGCTGAAATCCTGGTGCGCTTGCCACACGCCGATACTGCCGACCTCGCCACCCGGGGTGACGTAGAACTCGCTGGCCGAGCAACCGATCCAATAGGCAGCCGACGCAGCCAAACTGTTGGCAATTGCGATGATGGGTTTTTGTGATCGTGCCTGAAAAATCTCCTCAGCCAGTTCAGCTACCCCGTAGACGCTGCCACCGGGGCTGTCGATATCGATGAGTATCTGACCAACTGACGTGTCAGCCAGCAGCTGACGAAGTGCTGCTGAGAATTGTTCGGTACTGGTGCAACCCGGCCCTGAGATGTTGTCGACCATATTGCCGCGCTGCGTGATGACACCGTAGAGCGGCAGCACAGCAATGCCTAGACCGGAACGTTCAGCCGCATATTGTTTGCGCGTAGTACGAACCACGCGGTCCGTATTGATCTGAAACTGAACACTGTCTTCGGGCTCTCGTCCACCCGACCAGCGCGCCAAGACACTGGCAATCGCCTGCAGGCGATCAGGCATCAGCGCCCAGGGTGTGCTCAGAAATTCTCCAAGCAGTAATGAAGGATTCATGGTGTCGTTCCCAATGTAATTAGTAATTTACGCAAGGTGCCCTCGTCAGGGAGGGGGTCGCAGTTTTGTGCCCAGTACTTGACTGATTCGTGGCTCACGCCCAAAGCGTCGGCAATGAGCGATATATCGTTTTCGCCAATCGCTCCCTTTTTGTGAATGCGTCGTGCCAGACGGCGAGCGTTCGATGCAACTAACGCGCCAAACCTCAAGCGCAGATGGGCGTCGGTTGGGTTTGCTGTTTCCTCGGGCTCCGACTCCAGGGCGGTATCAGGAGTACGAGATACGCTTTCCGTTTCAGACTCTTCCGCATCGGATTCTTCGACCATGTTGAGTGGTCGAAGTGGCTGTTCCAGCCCTGCGATTGGATTCAAGTTTTCCGCTGCACGAGCTTCGTTTCGAGTGAGCCAGCCGTTCTGTATGCCACTTTGGTAATAAGCTGAGCGGCTGGCCACATCACCACGCATCAAATTAGAAAAATCGAATTCGACTTCTAACGCCTCGCTATCGAAAATCAAATCACGACCGATGGCAGCTTCCCAACGCTCAGCCCAGGGTGTCATCGTGTGCATGACGAATTCCAGACTCTGCTGCTCGATATTGGAAAAGGTGGCCCGATCCAGATCCGCGATCATGTGGGGTGGCACTCTAAACAGGCGCGCAATGTCCGTGATCTGAAACTTACGCAGCTCCAGAAATTGCGCATCTTTGTTGGTGACACCCACTTCGTGGAATTTCATTCCGTTTTCAAGGACGAGCACTTTGCCCCGGTTCGCGCCAGATTGCGCTTGCTGATAGGACTCGCGAAACACCCGCTTGGCCTCGGCGTCCTTGAAGTTTCCTGGAAACTCGATCCAGCCACCGGTGGGCTTGGCGTCATTTGCAAAAAATCGTGCGCCATAGTCTTGTGCGGCCAACGCCATGCCCAGACTCTCGCGGGCGAGCTCAATCGGACTCATGCCTAGTAGACCGTCGGACGATAGTCCCCGCAGATGCCATACCTCGCCGCGCGGCAAAATCAATTCAGCCCCTCCGGCATGACTGATCCGGTATCGGTAGTCACCGTTGGAGAGCATCTCCAGCTTCACCCGATCCGGGTGAATGGGCAGCAGCTCGGTAATTTCTCCTTTTGCATTAGCCAGAATCTGGCAGTACGCATTGCCGCGTAGCGTCAGGTGACCCTGAAGCATCTCGCGCCATTCAAACGGATTCTGGTAGCGGTTGGGCGTGCGGGCCAGCCGGTGATAAAGCCAGTGATCTTTGATACGGTCTTTGCCGCCATCGGGTCGGGTCCGGTAAACCACGATCGGCAGTGAAGCCATGGTTTCGGACAAGATACGAACGCATGCATAGACGGCCGCTAAGCGCAGTGCGGCATCGGCAGACACCCGCATACCCGAGACACTTCTTGCCCCGGCCGGCTCAAAATAAAAATCGCCCCAAGTCGATCGATCAGCACGATACGCTCTGAAGCGATCAAAAAAACTCAGTAATCCCATGGGATTAAAGCAGCATCAATTCATAGTCCGATCCCAGCACGATGGCATCTCCCGGCTTGATTGCTCGCGCGAGCGCCATGATGAGGGCGACGATCCCGTCGATTTTGTTTTCAGGGCGCTCCTTGCGTGGATAGATATTGTCTTTAACATCAAGGTGAGCAACGACATTACTCGCCATCCACGACAACACGGGATCGCCATCATGCTTGAGCTTCTTTTGTAGAACGAGCGCTTCCAGCGTTTTCATGGGCTCACTGAAATTCAACACGGTTGGGCGCACCTCGATCATCGGCAAACCTTCAGAGAGCATACGGGTTGATAGTTGGGTTGCCTGAAACGGATCAAAGGCCACGGCCTGTATGGCAAAGCGAGAGGCCATATCGAGCAGATCAGCCTCAATCCAGCTAAAGTCAATCACGTTGCCGGGCGTGACCGTGAGCCGCCCCGTATGCATCCAGCCGCTGTACTGGCTGTTATCTGCGCCGTTGACCGTGTCCTCGGGTAAATAGTATTTGCCAAATACGACATAGGCATCCGAGATCTCTGGGTGCTGAAACACCAGCATCATCGCGGCGATATCCGTCTTGCTGGCTAAATCCAATCCGATCCAGCAGGGTTGACCTGTGAAGTCATCAATGTCGAGACGGATGTCGCCGCAGGCGTCCCACGCGCGCATATCCATCCAGGCTGTATCGGCATTGACCCATTCGTTTAGATGCTTGGTCTTGAAATTATTGACCGCGCTCGGTAACTGCATGGCCTTGGCTTGCAGTGGCCCTAGCACCTCGGGACGGACAGAGATTCCCCAATTGGGGTTTGCTTTGACTAATGATTCTTCGCTAGTCCAATCGTCGCCATCGTCCAGTCCGTAGATGATGCCGAACTGAGTGTCGTCTTTAAAGACACCATCGAGAAGCTTCGAGACAAAGGTTCTGACTTCATAGCAAATACCCGCGCGATTGCTGCCTGCTGTTGTGATCACCCAAAGCAGTGAGTTATCGCGTTTGCCAGTACCCGTCTCGACGACGTCGTAGACAGTGCGGGTCTTATGCGCATGCAATTCGTCCACACAACCGAAATGAATGTTCAGGCCATCAAGGGTTGAGCCCTCAGCTGAAAGCGCTTCGAACTTTGATCCCGAGGAAAGGACATGCATGTTGTGTGCGCCAACCTCTACTGAAAAGCGATGTCGAAAACCTGGACTTCGTCGTGCCATAGTCTGGGCATCTCCAAACACGATCCTCGCCTGGTCACGCGTGGTCGCCAGTGAATACACTTCGGCGCCGCCTTCCCGGTCGGCGGCCAGCATATAAAGCGCCACTGCTGACGACAGTGTGGACTTGGCGTTGCCTCGTGGGACCTCGATGTACGAGCGTCGAAAGCGTCGTTTGCCATCGTCTTTCACCCACCCGAAAACCGTGGTCAGAATGAAGACTTGCCAGGGTTCGAGCTGAATCGGCTCGCCGGCAAGCGGGCCCTTCACGTGAGGCAAGCGCTCAATGAAGGCGCATAAGTTATCCGCTGGATAGAAGGACCGGCCATCGCGGTCTGCCAATTTGGGGTTGAAGCGGAATGGGGTAGCCTTACCCTTTAATCTTGCTAGATCATTAAGCTGTCTCTGACAGGCCAATTTCACCCAATGGCAGGCTGGTATATCTCCCGCAACCACCTGTTCGGCATATTGTTTGGCAGCGGCGACATAGGAAAGTTTTGCCACTATGGAAATTCTCAGACTATTCCTGTTTGACGTTATTAACGCAACTCAGTAATATTGGGTATGCCGATCCAATCCTTCCGATGTGCCGACACGGCCGCTCTCTACCGTGGCGAGCGCGTTGCTCGTTGGGTCAACATTGAGCGGGCAGCGCTGCGCAAGCTCACTCAACTGGCAGTGTCTTCGCGCTTGGAGGATCTTCGGGTTCCCCCTGGAAATCGCTTGGAATCCTTGCGAGGAGATCGGGCGGGGCAGTACAGCATCCGTATCAACGATCAGTGGCGGGTCTGTTTCGTGTGGGCTGACGATGGTGCCCACGATGTGGAAATCATCGATTACCACTAAAGGAGTTTGATCATGACCAAAATTGCACCGGTATCTCCCGGCGAAATGTTGCAGGAAGAATTCCTCAAACCTTTGGGGTTGACCCCGTATCGACTGGCGAAAGACATTGATGTGCCTGCAACACGCGTCTACGACATTGTGTCTGGCAAACGCGCTGTGACAGCGGAAACAGATTTGTTGCTGTGCCGGTATTTCGGGCTGAGTGATGGATGGTGGTTAGCCGTGCAATCGCACCACGATACGCAGGTCGCTCGTCGAGAATTAGGTAAGCGACTTGATTCCATCCGTCGCTGCGCCCTACTGGATGAGGCTGCGGCACACTGAGTGCTCACCCAACGATTTCAGCCCACGGATCGTCGGCGTCCGGTCGATCTGGCGTTATCTGAACCTTTGATCGAGACGCTGGCGTAAACCCCATCTCAGACTCGTAGCCTTTCATCTCTAACGCCAGATCCCGAATGACATCCATCAGCGGCGAGCGACGCAAGATGCCACTGGGGGTTTTGATGATCATCCCACTGACACCTGATCGATTGATCTTGGCCAGCGCCTCACGGTAAAGGCCAGCACAGTTTGCCCAGCGCTCCAAGACCGTTGCATCGAGCGACGACAGCAGTCCAGGCGGCGCATTTTGAACGGCGTAAGTCCACGCCTCCTTGGCGATCTCAGACATGTATTCGGGTGGCTCTCCCAATCGTCCTTGTGGGCGCGGCTCTTTAGAGTTCGTGCGACATTTCTGCAGCGTCCCCTTGATCTTCTTGACTGCGACAGGAAGGGGTTTACGACCGGCCATCGCCCGTCCAAAAAAAGTTTTTCATTTTGCACGCACAAAAATTTGGGCAGGCGCGCGCATCTTTGCTTGCCCATCGTAGAGATTTACCCCCCCTAGGGGGTCTTGCGGTTTACTGCCGATTCTTTTGCCGTTTTTCGGTTGTGGCAAGGGATGCACAGCGGCTGGAGGTTCGCCCGATCAAACCGAGTGCCCCCCAACTTAACTGGCTGGATGTGGTCCACCACCTTCGCAGCAACTAGGCGTCCACGAGCCCCACAGGCTGCACACAGCGGGGCATCCCGCAGCAATGCTGCGCGAACCCGGCGCCACTCAGTGGACTGATAAAA